GAAAATTTTGACTTGAATGTGTCCTTTGTATATTGCTTTGCTGTTTTTAATTTATCATAAGGTATAAACATAAACTCTTTACCATGTTCGATACCTAACGATTCTTTTTTTCTTAATGCTTTTTTATAGATGTAATCTCTAACACTTACTTTACCTAAAAATATTTTATCGACTCTTACTTTAATCATTTAATCTCCATTTCTTTTGTTAGTATTAAAGGCTCTTCTAAGGACCTGTCTTTTTTATTTTCTGAGTTTGGTGTAAGCTCATTTCTAAAAAAATGTTTAGGACTAAGATTCAAATTTTTATCCTGTAAAATTTCTTCATGAGTTACAGTTGTAAAATTTGGTAACATAGGTGTAGGAAAAAAATAAGTCATTGAAACTCTTAAAGCTAAACTTATTTGTAAAAGTCTGTAAGCACTTGTTCCATTACTTCCTTTTTCATATTTTTGTATTTGTTGAAAAGTTACATTGATTTTTTTTGCTAACCACGTTTGAGTTTTCTTTAACTCTAGTCTTCTCTTTTTTATTTTTATACCGATTGATTTATTAAACTCAGTTTGTGTGTTTATCATGTTTGCTCCTGTTTGATTGTTGAGGGCGAAGAAATCGGAAACTCCGCCCTACTAACTAGAAAGGGAACGAGATTTTCAAAAAGAGGAAAAATAACGTTCATAAAAAGTTTATCCGATTTGCCCATTAGTTACAATATATACAATTTTATGTAAATGAATCGTCAAATTTTTTGATATTTAGCCTATTTTTTGCTTAAAAACCGAGTATTTGCTGAATTCTAAGTGTTTTGCTTTTTTCTGCAAATCAGCGATAAATAAAAATAACTATGAAAGGAAAAAAAAATGATGCAATGTCAAATATGTGAAAAAAAACCTGATGAAATTTATGTAGGTTTTTTAGCAAAACGAGGTTTAAAAATTTGCAAACCTTGTATGTCTAAACACGGAGATAGTCATGTAATTATCGATAAAGAAGATAATTTTATACCAACTGATTATTTTACATTAAGAAACAATAAGGAGAAACTATGAAAGCCGTTACTACGACATTCTACCTAAATGGTAGAATCAAGACTTTCAATTCTGAATCAGAAGCTAAAAATTTAGAAAAGTTTCTAGATGAATTTAGTGAAGCTACTCCAGAATTGTTTGAAGATAAAAACAAAATAATTACATCTGTTAGGAGAGAAAATAATGTATCTCAAAATTTTAGATACACTACTAGAGATGAAATTAATAATTTTTTATCTTGTAAATTTAAATCAACAACTAACTAGAGGAATATATGAAACAATTAACTAAAGCGATAAAAGATAAATTGATTGCAAACCATAAGGCACAAGATGGTACTAAAAGTTTTAAAGCAGTTACAAAACTTTTTAATCCTGTCGGTGTTGGTACTTGGTATTTATCTGAACTTGATCCAGAAACAAATATAGCTTTTGGATTATGTGTGATACATGAAAAAGAACTTGGCTCTGTAAGTCTTGACGAGTTGTCAGAATACACAGGTCCTTTAGGTTTAGGTATCGAAAGAGATAAATACTTTTCAAGCAACAAACATACATTAGAGGAGTGTAAATCGTTATGAGTATATTTGCAGATGAAGTTAGAATCGGTGAAATAAATCATGTTTGGAAAGATGGTAAGAAAACTAGTAAGACAGAACTAGAAAGCCATTTCGTATCTGATAAACCAATGTCATTAAAAAAAGTTGTAGATATGGCAGAAGTTTTTGAAGATAATCTTTCTGGTGGTTATAAATTAGTTATAACTTTGGACTTTATAGAAACATGATAATCTATCCTATAATTAGAAAATATATAGCTCTAGCATTCGTGCTAGGGCTAGTTATAGGATTATTAATCGGAGTAATATTATGAGTGATTGGAAAGATAAAAGAATCGAAGCGATCAATAGAGTTTGTGAAAGAAAAAATTTAACTTGTTCGCCAGATAGTCCTTATTTTGATGAAGTAATAGATATTTATAATTCTGATGCTGAATCATTAAAAGATTTTAAACTAGAAAGGAAAAAGAAAGATGAAAAAAGTAATCTTCTTAATGCTATTATTAACAAGTTGCAGTTATAAACCTGTTATTGATACTGCTGGAAGAAGCGGTACATTTGATAAAAGTAATTCAGATCAAATTACTAACGACTTACAGCATTGTAAAACTCTTGCTAAAGAAAATACTAATTCTTCAGTAGAGGGTGCAAAATATTTTTGGAATTATTATGCTAGAGCTTATACTTTATGGATAAGTCCTAAAGCAGAATATAACTATCCTAAAATATACAGAAATTGTCTAACGAATCGTGGACATTCGGTACTGAATTAAATGAAAAACTTAGACAAATTAAACTATGAAATAATTGGTATGATGGAAACTTTTAAGAAAAAACCTGATGCTAAATTATGTAATAGATTAACAGGACTTAAATTCAAATATTTAAGACTGTTTCAAGGGATAACTGCAGAAGCAGTTGTTCAAGATAATAAACCCTATTTTAATACTGTTTATGATTTATATAAATTTGAAAAAGGTATTAAAACAGACGTATCTAAATTATTTGCATTGACTAAGTATTACGATGATACTGACGCAATGTTTTCAGTAATTACAGATATGAAACTTAACTAGAGAGGAAAATATGTGGAAAAAATACGCATTAGAAAATGGTATAGTACTATCTTATCATGACGATAAACATATGTATTATGTTAATGATAAAAAAGTAGAATCTGTGACAGGAATATGTCAGAGAGGAGTACCGAAACCACAACTAATTAATTGGTTAGTTAATACACCTATGAATGAGGTAAAAAGATTAATTAATGAAAAATTAGATATGGGAGAACAACTAGATAGAGCAATGTTAGAAAGAATATTTGCTACTGCAAAAAAAAAACCTGATACTTTTAAGGACGAGGGTGCTTTAGTTGGTAGTGTTGTTCATGGTCTAATAGAAGATTATCTAAACAATAAAAAAATTCCTACACAATCTGATAAAGCAGTTGTTAATTGCTGGAATCTTTTTTTAGATTGGTGGAATAAACAAGAGTATAAAACAGTACATATAGAGAAAAAAATATATAGTGCAAAATATAACTATGCTGGTACTCTTGATCTTGTTGTAAAAGACAAGAATAATAAACTTGTTTTGATTGATATCAAGACAAGTAATCATGTAACATTTGACTATTTTTTGCAGTTAAATGCTTACAAGAGTGCATATGAGGAAGAAACTGCTAAAAAGATATCTAGTGCTTTTGTGGTAAGATTACCAAAAAAAGATTCTAATATTGAAATAAAGCAGATTCCTTTAAATAAAAAACTGTTCAATGCTTTTCTTGGAGCAAAATATTTGATGGAACAAATGGAAAATGTTGAATACTAACAATAGGAGAATCTGATGGCATATAATAGACCACAGTACAATAAGTACCAGAACAAACAATCTGGTAGTAATGGCGGAACTGCTAAATTTATCTCTACTAAAAAAGATAAATTAATATTAGCAGTAGAACTCAATAATCAAAATTTAGTATTAAAAGGTTATTGGGATAATAGATCTGGTGGATTTAAGTTGTTTCCTTATTACGATAAGACGAAAACAAATCCGCAGTTCAATCAACCTAAACAATCGTATCATCAAAATAATGATATGGACGATCAGTTACCACAATCTGAAAAGGAATGGTCACAAGGCTCTGCAACTGATTTTAATCCAGAGGAATACGAAAACCAATTAGGTGATTAATGAGTAACGATACTTTAGATAAGTACATAGAGCATAGACCTAAAGTCTTTGATCCTGATAAAATCCTTGTCTATCTTAATGCTTTAGATAAAAATAAAATCAAAGCAGAAGATGATTACGAGGAAATAAAAGATCAACTGCAAGAACAATTAGATTACATCATTACTGAAAAAGTTGAAAATCTAAAATGTTCAATAGCTCTTGCTAAAGTAAAAGCTACTCAAGATGATAGGTATAAAGAAATTAGAGCAACTTACAGAAAAAGAAAAGCATATTATCTTTTAAAAAAAGTAGAAGCTAATAATGGTCATTCTTATTGTGAGAATCTAAAGCAAAAATCTATCAATCAGTTAGCGATAGATAAACTTACATTAAAACATTAATGTTTATATTGAGGGCGAGAAATCGCCCTTAATGTCTAGTAACTTCAAAATTAGAAATATCTGTATTCTCATCTATTCTTTCAAAAGAATAATTGTAATCTACTAGAGTAACATCATCACGTTCTTTTACTTGTTGAACCATATCGCTAACTCTAGGAAAGCTAGGAGTAACATCTATGAATCTAAAAGCAACATAGTGTCCATACATAGAAGCTGATGTTTCTATTTGCATTTCTAAATCTGTAATTACTGCATCGATCATAATGCAATATAACTTATTTAGAATTTAATTTATATTATTTTTTTTTTATGATGTCTGCACCTTTAAGACCATAAATGGCACTTACTACTCCTATGAATAATGCTTGATACCAAAAGGGCATATTATTAAATTGATTAAAAAACTTATCGACCTTTTCCATAATTTCTGGATCATCACTAAAGATACTCCAAATCAATAACATCACAGGAGCCGAAACTAAAATTAATACGAACTCATCTTTCCAGCCTTGTTGATTATTTTGCATTACAGCTTTTTGATATTCTACTTCTCCATTAGCCATTTTTTCTGCGTGACGCATTTCTGCAACTGATTCAAATTCTTTTGCTCGTCTTCGATTTGTAGCAATAGACATTCCTGTTTTAATTATTCCTGGTACTAACTTAGATGCAATATTTAACCACATAATTATTTCTGTTGTATTTTTTCTATTAGCATATCTATAACATGTTTTGCTTTATTTAGGTCCTTAATCTGATCTTTTATATTTTTATGTTTTAAATTGTATCTTGAAATATATTTCACTACTTTGACCTGACAGGCATTAAGATTATTATCCATAGCATAGTCTAAAGGCTGGATTTTTAGCTTCTTATACCAATCTCCACCCACTTGCTCGGAAAAAGCTGATTCGTTACTCTGCGTGGCTCTATGGCTCTTTAACAGGGTATTTTTTAGCTTATTAGAACTCATACAAGGGTTTTAATCCAATCTCCCTTAGAATTCAAGACCATTGGTAGTAATTTCGGATACCCATCTATTATTACAGCACAACCTAGAATAAACCTTGTTTTGAAATTTTTTGCGTAATTGAAAGCCATCGACTTTTGGTTGATCAAACAACCTACATTCATAGCAAAGAATAAATTATCTGGATTTGCCCACCAAGATACTAAAAATTTTGTGTGATAATGCCCTTGCACAGCAGACATACCCATTGTTTGAGATACCTTTAAAATATCAGCACTACGACCATGCGTAAAAAAACATCTTTGACCATTAGACATTGTAAGAGTTAAATCATCAACCCATTTCCATTTTTTTGTACCTAAAAAATCTCCGTAGTCTTTTAGAAACTCTTTACTCATTCCATACTTCAAAGCTCTACGATAAACTAAACTAGAGTGATTACTATCTACTTCTGTAACTCTAGGAAAGATTGATTCTAATTCTTTTACATGTTTTCTAGCTTCTCTTAATTCATGACCAGCAGAAAATAAATCTGGATCATGTGAGTGCATAGATATGGCATGAAAGTCGAGAAGATCGCCAATATTGACTACAAACTGTGGTTTATATTCTTTTTTAATTTCACGCAAAAACACCATACTATCCTTATGATGGAATGGTACATGCATGTCCGATATTACAAGTATTCGTTTAAAACCCATACTAAGGGTTGTACAACTATTTGGATATAATGTAAAGGAGTTGACCTATAACTAATAAACCTATCGCACCTAAACTATATAAGATACGATCAATGTCTTTCTTCATATGGTGAAGATGGTTTTTAATTATTAAATCTATTTTTTGATTTACTAATTTTATTCTACCATCTATCTCAGCAAATTTTTCTTTATTAGTTTTCATCTTCTTTTTTTCTTTCTACGCAAATCTGTATCATGTTTTCTTGATCCTCTCAAGAATGAGTTCACTCTTCCCATCGACCAAGCCGCCATCGATGTTCTTGGTCTAGATCCGCTACTTAAAAATGCACCTTGTCCACGTCTATAGACTTTTGCTAAAGTACCATAAGTAATACCTTTTCTTTTCTTTGCTTTAGCTCTTAACGTTGCTTGTACTCTTGCTGATAAAGGTCTTCTTGTTGCCATTATTTTACCCTCTGTCTAAACATATAAGCTGGTATAGTACCACCTGATTTATAAATTCTTGACATTGTTTTTATAAGACTAGCTCTAGAGGACCTCTTACTACCTGATAAACCAGCAAGATATTTCTTCGGTAATCCTGTTCGTTTATCTTTTGGTACTTTTCTTCTTTTTCTTTTTTTTGACATTTCTTCTTCTCTTTCGCATTGGTCTTTTATTAATCATTTCTGCTAGTGTAGATGTAGTTGTAAATCCTCTCATTTTCCTACACTCCTCATTGCTCGTCTATGAGCAGAAGCAAAAGTAGCACCTTTTTTCATAGCATTAGCCATCGATCTAATATGCTTTAAACTATGATGTCTTGCGTGACGATTCATTGTTTTTTTTTGTCTGGGTTTTAAATCTTTAACAATGTTTTTTATCGATGCTACTTTAACCATTATTTTCTTTTTCTTTTGCCCATTTTATTCTTTTTCTTTTTATTTTTTTTCATTCCTTTTGAATGAGCACCTTTTCCTGTATGATACGGCATATTATTCTCCTTTAGTTTTGTAATTTACCACCAGACCATTTTGCATCTGGTAATCCATTTGTATATGATTTTCCGTCGAATGTTAATACTTGTTTTCTGTTGTTACCCTCATGAAAAGATACATGTATCCACCCTGAGTTAGCTTCTCCTGTATAGTATTCTAGAATGAGCTGGTCAAAGTCCACGTTATTTTGAAGCCAAAGTGCGACCTTTAAATTACTTTCTGATGGTATCTCCATATCGACCGCCATTCCTAAAGCATGTTGACTGGTTTTTTTTGAACCAATAGCAACGCATAATTCTTCTGATCGATAACCAGAACTTATACGAATTGGTTTTTCAAATTTTGCTCTACAAGGCTCTAAAACATTATAACATAAATCAGTAAGATTTTTAATTTCACCTGATCCAGCTTTATTTTTTATTCCCATACGTTGAGCTGTTTGAGAACGTTCCATTTCCTCTAAAGAGAAATTTTTAGAAAGTTGCATTATTAAGGTTTAGTTGGAAATTTTTTATCTTTAACTTTTTTTTCTGTATCAAGACCAACTGTAATATCTCGCAAGTCCTGTCTATATTGTTTCATTTCATCTGACATTGTAACATCAGATAAAGCATAAAAATCTGTTTCAGCTAAAAGTCTATTTCTATCTTGTCTTAAAGATGCAATAGCTCTATCAAATGCTCCATCAGCCCATGCTTTTTCTTCAGCATCTCTTTCAGCATTTTCTTTAGCTGTAAGTTTTATCCTTTCACCATTTACTAATTTATATCTATCTGCCATAATAACTCCTTATATTTTAATTTAATCCAAATAGCAATATCTGTCCACTATCTATATTTCCAGAACTCATTTTAAATTGAACACCATCAATTGCCGCAGTAACATTACAATATCCTGAAACAAGAACTTGATCTGAAACATTTACTCCAGCAGAAGCATTAATATTTGTTATGAAGTGTTTTACAAAAGTTGTAGAAGATGGATTAAATAAAATAAGTTGTCCAGATAAATTTTGATCGTTATCATAACCTAAACTTTCGTGTAACTTTTGATCTCCTGTGTTTTGTGCTAAATCATTACCACTATCATAAACAATCGAACCTAAACTACCATCTTCTCCATGTCTAACTTTTATGTATGTGGTAGTTTTTGTAGCATCAAAATTACTTCCGCCATCTCTAAAATTTACCGAAAAATGCCGATTATCTTCTGATGGGTGTATATTTACAAAATAAAAAATATATTCTTTATAAGTACTATCAATCCCTGATGTGAAACTAATACTTGCTGATGATGAAGCTGTTTGTGTTGCAATATGTGTAAGACTTCCAA